CCTTTAAGGCTTTTGACTCTACGCAAGAGGAGGAGACTTACTCGATGGTTACTGCGAACCGTTTCTGGTCACAGATCTTCGGTATTGCTTTTAGTAATAAGCGTTGGTTGCATTTCTTTATGCTCTTTGTTCCCGTCATGGGTCTCTGGACAAGTTCTATCGGTATTATTGGACTCGCTCTTAATCTACGTGCTTACGACTTTGTATCTCAAGAGATTCGTGCAGCAGAAGATCCAGAGTTTGAGACGTTCTACACTAAGAACATTCTATTGAATGAAGGACTCCGTGCATGGTTGGCACCAGTTGATCAACCACATGAGTCATTCGTATTCCCTGAAGAAGTTCTACCACGAGGTAACGCATTGTGATTGGGTCATTAGGTTTCTTATTACTTCGTTTATCGATAGGCATCATGCTTATCCATCATGGATATGAGAAACTGGACAACATTGAAAACTTTGCAGATGCATTTGTAAAACCACTGCATCTTCCATTTCCAATCTTCTTCTCATACATCGCAGCATTCTCTGAGATTGTGGGAAGTTGGTTGGTCATCTTCGGACTTGGCACTCGTTTGGGTGCCTTGGCAATCTTAGGCACGGTTTCCTTTGGAATCTATCATGCCATACTTACAGCAGGATTTAACATCTATTTGTTAGAACTCTTAGTTCTTTACTGGGGAGGTGCAGCATGTATCGTTCTCAATGGCGGTGGTAATTTCTCACTAGATCACCTTATAGAACGGAGACTTACAAATGATTAAAGGACTATTCACTTTTATGTTCGCTGCTCTAATGTGGGTGCAAGTCCCACAATGGAGTGATGATTGGTCTAAGTGCGCTGTTGATGTACCAGACACAGCATGTCATTGGTATATCACAGCACCCGATAGCACCATGGGTGAAGGATTTAGTTGGGCTAACTCCCCATGGTTTAGTGTTGAAGGTCTCCGTGATATCGGAGAACTTCACAACACAATGGCAGCAATTCAAACTGCGAGCGAAGCATGAACCATTATCTAGTTTTTGTATATGGTGTATGCTTTGCTCTCATTGGGGGTGCTGCATTTGCAATGATGTGGGCAAATATCATGTCACTTGATATGAAACCCAAACCAGTTAAACGGAAACATCCTGAAGCACCTGAAGCAGGTGAAGAAGTGATGTATGTAGATCTTTCAAGAGAAAAACTTGAAGACCTTTACAAAAAAGATAATAATTGATATACTAAGGGGGTTAACCACCCTCTTTTTTATGATTGACATTAATTCAAGTATCAAAGATTATATTCAAACTTTAGGTTGGGATGAAGAGGATGATATTGTTGTGGAGATTGGTGGGACTATTGTCTCTGGTATTCATCAAGGTGAGAACTACAATGAGAAATGGGCAACACCTTACGGTGTTCGTAAATATAACAAAGATGCGTTCATTATTATTAGTAATCAATCTCGCAGAGATTTGACTGGATCTAAACCTATGGATAGGGAACATGCACCACACCACAAACTAAATAAAATTTAAATTATAAAAATATGTTTACGATTTATTCAAAGGATGGATGTCCTTATTGTGACAAAGTTCAGCAGGTGTTGGAGATTGCAGAAGTAAAGCATGTGATATATAAACTTAACAGGGATTACAATCGTCAAGAATTTTATGATAAATTTGGACAAGGTTCCACCTTTCCAAGAGTCATAAAAGATGATACAATCATTGGTGGATGCACTGAAACTGTTAAGTATCTAAGAGAACAAAATCTAGTCTAATGGAACAAAACCTCATCGACATCTATGATCTTATTGAACATGCTATTGATAATGCCTTTGAGGGACAAATGAATTTAAAATTTTATGACTATCTAAAAACAACAAAAACTAAAAAACATGAGATAGATCATTTTATTGAAAGTTCCACGGCAGCCGAACTTAGTGAAATCACTATGGATCTTGATGAGTATCTTGTTGGTGGTTCTGATAATGAACACAAACAAATTCGTGAAGGGTATGGTCATATTCCTAAACCACAAGCAAGGAAAATCAAAACATATTTGTATGGCATCTTAGAAGATGCATGGAGGTATAGTCATGACAGAAAACCTGGACGACGAAGAAAACAATCTAAATAACGATGAACCCCACATCAATAGGGGCGTTGAGTTACTATTGAGGAACAGGAGAAGAAAACCAGAAGCACCAAAAACTTTTCAGATAAAGTTCGGTAACATGGTCTCTTTTCTAAAAAGGGATATTGTTCTACATCTGAATCTCTATCTGGACATTAGAAAAAGTAATTCTCTGGAGTAGAAACATGTTAGCAGTAACCCTTACAATTGGAACTCTTGTTTCAATTATGTTCTTTTTTGTTGGAGGTGTGATAGGATGGTTAGCAAGAGAAAATGCTTTCAACACTCAGCCCATTTATACGCATCCAGAGATGTTCGATGAAAATGGTAATGTATTACCAGATGAAATTTTAGCAGTACGATTTGAAAACGATTATGAATTCAACGAAGACGACGACGAAAGTTAAACTTCCACCAAACCCATTTATTCATGAAATTCTTGATCTTGCATCAAAGCAAAGATCAAAAGCAAAGAAAGTGGAGATTCTTCAAGAGTATGTAAATGATGCATTGAAGACACTTTTCATTTGGAACTTTGATGATACTGTCATCTCTGTGGTCCCTGAAGGAGTAGTTCCATATAAAGAGAATGAAGTACCAGTAGGAACTGATCACACCTCTCTCAGACGAGAATACAAGCATCTCTATAACTTTGTGAAGGGTGGCAATGATTCTCTGTCCACTATCCGTAGAGAAACAATGTTTATTCAAATGTTGGAAGGTTTGCATCCTGAGGAAGCAAAAATTCTTTGTCTAGTAAAGGACAAGGCATTGCAATCAAGATATAAAATTGGTTATGATATAGTTGCACAAGCCTATCCAGATATCCAATGGGGAGGTCGTTCATAATGGCAAGTCAGTTGGGAGAAGCACCCAAAATTATAGAGAAAGAGGAAATGGAACAACCAAATCAAGAAGAAAATACTATTTCACCTTCAGATTATAGTTGTCAAATTCTTTTGGAAAAAACTACATTAGAAGTGGCCAATGATAAGTCTTTCCCTACAGACGCAAGACTTGTTTGGTATGTTGTTGATGGTGTAGAGTGTATTGACCTTACCCGTTGTGGTAAAGTTTCCAAGATGTTTGACATGTACTATGATAAGTATGGAAAAGGTGCAGTAAAGAAAATTGATTTTGGATATGGGTCAGTGAATCCCAAACTTTGGGGGTATAAAACAAAGAAAGAGCCAAAAAGAAAATGAAAGATGAAGAATTTATTAGAGATCAGATAAATGAACTCATTAGAGATGAAATTCAAGATGTAATCAATGATTATATTGATGAAAAAGAAGAAACTACCAAGTCCGGTTTAGGTTTTGTATCAGGTGAGGATGAAAAGTCTTTAAAAATTAAAGTATCTAATGGGGAGATAGATAAAATTATTAAAGAATATAAAAAACTTAAAAAAAATAAAAGATCTAATATTTCTCACATAAAAAAACTTGGGTTGGTTGACAAATATGGAAACCCCCTAAAATAAATACATTAGCAGGTAAAAATGTATGCTTTCCACCAAATATAGGTTGCGACTTGAAGCAATCTGTGAAAAGATAGTTCTTTGTCAGGATGTATCTTTACCTGATATGATTTGGGTGGAGAAATTGGCAAAGAGTCATACTACTGCTCGTGATTGGTTACAAAAAGCACGAAGACAATCTTCTCAAAACATTGAGGAAGGTACTATGGATGATTTTATGAATAGGATGGGACTAGGTGATCCCGACCCATCCAATCATAAGAAGGGATTTGATAGTGCTGATGATATTAAGGACTGGTTTCATACTGACAAACCTGATGACTGGAGACAACGTGATTGAAGACTACATCACAATCACGACATGGGATAATCAATTTGAATGTATTCGATATCATTATGTACATAAGTCATCTCCCAATCCAGTAGAAGAAGTAAAAAGTTCATTTCCATTCGAGGAAGTATACGAAAATGCAAGCAGTAATTTATAGCAACGGTAGCCAAGAATGTGAAAGGGCTGGTATGCTTTTGAAAAGTATTCATGAGGATTTTCATGAGTACTTCTTGGATAAAGATTTTACAGACACACAATTTCATGCAGAGTTTGGTAGTAATGCAGAGTACCCACAAATCTCTATTGGACTGAAGCATCGCGGTGGTCTTAAGGAGACTTTAAATTATCTAAACAAATATAATTACAAGTGTTCGTGTTGATACGAAGACACTTGACTAAATAATGTATGAGGTCTATAATAAGACCTGACGTTCATCCCACTCTGTGGGACGCAAGTAAGTCGCGGAACGGAGCCGTTCATCCCATGATTGAATTTCTTTTGTATTCAACACTCAGTTGTTCAGACGCCGATGGTATTATGCTACGGATGTTGAACAACGAAAATGTTAACAATCAAGTTAAGATTGAGTTGGTAGAGGCCATTAAGGAATCTACACCTGAGTGTTACTGGGACGCAAACGACTAAAGGAACGGATCTAAAAATCCAACTACTTTAGGAGTACCTACAATGAACACACTTAACATCATCAAGAAGCAGATCAACAAAGCATCTGCTGTTCATGACGCACAGATTACCCACACCTCATATCGTGGTGTTGAGTATTCTACCCGTTGTGTAGAAAGCAAAGAGTCTCACGGGACTTTCTGCTATCGTGGACGCACTTACAACAAGTGATTGTCAAATCAATTGAATAGTGTTAAGATGGGAGGGAAACCTCCCATTTTTTATGGAAAGAGATAAACTAAAACTAATAGTAAAAAATCTAAAACTGCTGGTTGATGCTCTTGAGTCTGAAGTATACTCAGATACTAATTCATATACAACCAACCAAGAAAATTTTGATGATTCTTCTACTAACTACATATTAGATTATGACGAAGTTTTTGAGGACGATGATGGATAAGATAGATACACAAGGAATGAGTTTGCCTAGTGATGGTAAATCAAAATCAAAGAGATCATATCCACCATTGGTTATACCAAAAAGAAATGTCTTTACTAATCTAGAAAGACAAGAACTAAAGGACATTATTAACGAGATACTAGATGAAAGAGAACAGCGTAAATCTAATTAGTGTAACTCCTGATGCGGAGAAGCACATGGCATACTGTG